AAGTTGGTCCTATGTCAAGATTTAGTACAAGTTAAAATGAGAAACTTTTCCCATTTTTAACCCGCCAGAAGCTCAGCCTCAGTGTGTGTTCTTTCATACAATCGTTCGAATTCATTTGGTGACATATAGTTACAATGGCTATGAATTCGTTTCGTATTGTAGAAAGCTTCCAGATATTCGAAAATCAAGCGGTATGCCTGCTTGTAATCGTGAATTTTAAAGCGGTTGAGCCATTCACGTTTGATAATCGAATGGAAGGATTCAATGCAGGCATTATCCCACGGAAATGCTTTCTTTGAGTAACTACGCTGCATATTTTCTGTTACTTTTTTATATTCCGTCGCAACGTACTGACTGCCACGATCAGAGTGAATGATCAATGGCTGGTCGATATTTCGGCGAGCTTTGGCTTTGTTTATCGTATCAATCACGCAGGATACTTCCAGTGTTTTTGAAAGTGTCCATGCTATGATTTTTCTGGAAAATAAATCCATAATACTGGTCAGATAGACAAATCCGTCTATTGTCCAGATGTAGGTGATATCCGAACACCAGACGGCATTCGGGCGGTCAGGATTAAACTGCTCATCGAGGATATTTTGTAATTCAGTGCTGAAATCAGAATCTTTTGTGGTAATTGTCCATGGCTTGCTCCACTGGGCACGGATTCCCATTTGACGCATGTATGTACCAACAGTTCTTTCCGAAATGACTTCACCGGTTTTCCGCAATTCTACAGTGATTTTCGGAGCACCGTAGTTCTGCTTGGAATCATCATAAATATCCTGTATTTTTGCTTTTACAGATTCACGGCGTTTTTCTGTATCAGAAGGCACGCGGTGGAGCCATGCACGATATCCTGAACGTGAGACACCTAAAAATTTCAACATTCCGGAGACGGAAAACCGGCGTCCAGCCTTTTGGGCAGCTTCCGTCTTCTCAGACACTTCGAGATAAATGGCTTCCGTCATTTTCCCAGAATGTTGATTGCTTTTTTTAATACATCAAGTGCATCTTGGGCATCACGTAATTCACGTCTGAGACGGGCGATTTCCTTCTGTTCATCGGATGCGTAATTACCAGAACCCCGAACAGGAATATCACCGGATTCACGGAAGTCTTTCAGCCACTTTGTTAGTGTGCTGTATCCGATGCCAAGATTTTCTGCACATCCACGTACACCGAGATCTTTATGATCTTGATAATACCGGATTGCATCAAGTTTAAATTGTTTGTCATGTTGCATTGCCATATGAGATCCTCCTTCAGCATGTCTCTATTGTACCATGTTAATATGTATTTGGAATTTCTCATTTTGGCTTGTACTATTTATATTCTAGCACCAAGTCATGGAGAATAGATATTTATTTCGTGCAAAGCGGATTGATAACGGAGAGTGTGAACAGGGTGCTTGAATACATAAGGGTGGCAAAGATAACAGACGCTAAAGAGTTGGATACGCTGTTGTGCCACTGTCAGAATAAACTCGCAGGGAACATTGACGGAACAGAGTTAAAGCTATCAAGAAGTGGGGATAATGAAGAATGACAGAGCAGGAAGCAATAGCAATCATAAAGAAAAATTATCCAAAATGTTGCAAAATGGTAAACGGAAGATATAAGGGCGGTTTCGACGACACTGATTGCGAATTAGGGCAGGCATTCAACATTGCAATCAAGGCACTGGAAGAAGTTCAGCAGTATCGCGCAATCGGCACGCCGGAAGAATGCTTGCGAAATAAGGATTTCTTGCGATTCCTTGCCAATTCGATGAATCAGAAAAAGTATGAAACTTATCTGGGGATATATAACGCGGTGGAAAAGGATGGACGTGATGAAGAATGAGTAAGTCCATCATGTATAACGAAAAGAAAGGCACTATCACAAGAAGCACCGGATAGTGCCTTAAAGTTAAAACTTGTGTCTGTGTTTTATAGTGGCGCTAAGTATACCAAGTACCAAAAGAAAGAGTAAAAAAGGATTTTTAACAATACACTTCATAACAATGTAAAATCCTTCAAAAATACCAGAAAACATTGAGAAGAATAAGGGCACTTGGTTTAAAAATTCAGATATCATATTTTCACCTCCAATCTTTTTTAGGATAACATGGATGGTGTACGAAAAATAGGACAGAAAGGAGTGAGAGGTTTGCTGGCCAGCGTTAAAGAGCTCTTTACTCCAAAAACAAATGGAATCAGTACAAGATAGGATGAAGCGGCTGGGAGCTTATGAGAAGATTGCTTCATTCATGCAAAAAGAAAAGCAGGATTACAGTTTTAAAAGAAAATATGCACAGATCAGAGCGGAAGAGTTCAGATCAGAATGTGATCGTAGAGAATTGAACTGCCATGTATCAGTTGGAGGTTTGGACAGCATCATATTGTATATGTTCCTTCATGAAGTGTGTCATATCGATGTACCAGGTGTATCAGCATCTACACTCGAGGATGCAAGCATTCAAAGAGTACATAAGGCAATAGGAATTATAAATGTGCCACCGCTCATGCGGGATGATGGGACCAGATGGACGAAACCAAAAGTTATACAGGAATTCGGCTTTCCAGTCATATCTAAGGAAATCGCCGGGAAAATCGAGTTGCTGCAGAATCCAACGGAAAAGAATAAGACAGTCAGACACGCGATCATAACGGGAGAGACCGGGGAATACGGCGGCTGGCAGAAGAATTCGAAGATGCAGCTTAATCAGCGGTGGTTGAAGCTATTCGGCGGGTATGAAAATGAAACCGAAGGATGCGACTTTCAAAAGCCGGATTTTCTGGTATCAGCGAAATGCTGCTATTACCTTAAAGAAAAGAATTGTGATGACTGGGGAAAAGAGCATAACAGTGTGCCGTATTTGGGACTGATGGCATCCGAGGGTGGAAGACGTGCCAAGAGCTTGCGGATGAATGGTTGCAATTACTTCGGGGCATCCACGATCAGATCAGCGCCGTTTGCAATCTTCCACCGGCAGGATATTCTTACGCTTGCCCTGGAGATGGATGATCTCTGGAAGAACAGATTAAAAGAGAAGTATCGTGCTGTTGGAATTAAGGATGGGATAATAACAGAAGATTTTCAGATGCCGGAGTCGCTGATACCGGAGATTTACGGTACGATTGAGAAAAAGCCGGACGGTACATTGTATACAACAAAGGCACAGCGTACCGGATGCAGTATGTGTGGTTTTGGAATTCACATGGAGAAGCGACCGCATCGGTTTGATCTGCTGTATGAGAGCAACCCGAAAGAGTGGGACTATCTGATGTTCCATATGTGCAAGGATAAGGATGGCAATGATTATGGATGGGCGAAGGTTCTGGACTACATTGGAGTTGGCTGGGACCCGACAACCATAGGTGGTAATTGCAAGGGGCAGATGAGCCTAGAAGATTTTATGAAATGATAGTTTGCTTAGGAAGCCACTTGCTCTGCCAACTGAGCTACACTGCTAGTTCCTAAACAAGTAATTATATAAAGTAATGAACCAATTAGCATATGCACCACGCCTTTCTTGCTGCTTACATATAAGTAAATAGCGTAAATCAAAATTAATAGTAACATTCCCGCTAATATGATGCAGAGATTGGATTTGAACCAATGACCAAGTGGACGCCTAAACAAACTATTTACAAACATTATAAACAAAAGAATACAAAATTTCAAGAAAGGAGCCGGAACCTATCCGGATAAAAGGCGCGCCGGGTTCCTTTCAAAAAATGACATATAGAGAATTCTTAGAAACAAAAATTGAGCTGGCTACAGACAGCGGGTTTGTTGTAAAGCCAGAAAAAGTAAATAAGGTATTGAAGCCACACCAGAGAGATGCTGTGGTGTGGGCGCTCAAAGGCGGTAGGCGTGCACTGTTTGAGAGTTTTGGACTTGGAAAGACGGTACAGGAAATTGAGTTTTGCCACTTGGCAGCAGAACATAGCAGCGGCCGTGCATTGATCGTGTTGCCGCTTGGAGTAAAGCAGGAGTTCACGCATGATGCGGTGGAAGTGCTTGGATATGAAAAGCCGGAATATTGTCGGACAATGGAAGAAGTGGAGCAGAGCACAAGCCAGATCGTATTGACAAATTATGAGCGTGTCCGGGATGGAGATATCCGGCCAGACTACTTCGCAGCGACAGCCTTGGATGAAGCCAGTGTTTTACGAAGTTTCGGAAGTAAGACTTATCAGACATTTTTGGATAAATTTAAAAATGTGCCGTATAAGCTGGTAGCCACGGCAACACCATCACCGAACAAATACAAGGAACTGATCCATTATGCCGGATATCTGGAAGTAATGGATACCGGGCAGGCATTGACGCGGTTCTTCCAGAGAGACAGCACCAAAGCAAACAATCTGACCTTATATCCAAACATGGAAGATGAGTTTTGGATGTGGGTAAGCAGCTGGGCACTTTTTATCACGAAACCTTCAGATCTCAATCCGGTATATTCCGATGAAGGATATGATCTGCCGCCACTTGATGTAAGATGGCATGAATTGCCGGTGCATTATGGCGATACTGCAGATCGTGACGGCCAGATGCAGTTATTTCAGGAGGCTGCCGAGGGATTGAAAGAAGCTGCGGCAGTTAAAAGAGAAAGCATTGACCGCCGTGCAACAGAAATGAAAAGGATTGTGGAAGAATCGCCGGATGATCATTTCTTGTTGTGGCACGATCTGGAGAATGAACGGCATGCAATCAAGAAAGTGTTGCCGGATGTGGTAGATATCTACGGATCTATGGATTATGATCTGCGGGAACAGCGAGTAATTGATTTCTCGAATGGACGGACAAAATTATTTGCTACAAAGAAATCATTATCCGGGTCTGGATGCAACTTTCAAAGATATTGCCATAGAGAAATCTTCCTAGGGATCGACTATGAATTTAATGATTTCATTCAGGCGGTGCACCGGTGCTACAGATTTTTACAGAGTGAGCCGGTGGTGATTGACATCATCTACATGGAGAACGAGCGACAGATCAAGGAAGCATTGCTGGAAAAATGGAAGAATCACAATCACATGGTTGCAAAGATGATCGAGATTGTAAAGAAGTATGGTCTTAACTCGGAAAATAAGACACAGCGGTTAGAAAGGAAGATGGGCGTGGAAGGCAGCAGAGAAGAGAGAACAGTGAGAGGAAACCATTATGAAGCGGTATATGGGGATTGCGTAGAGGAAACCCGAGAAATGGAAACAAATAGCATTGATCTGATACATACCTCGATCCCCTTCGGCAACCATTACGAATACAGCGCAAATTATAACGATTTCGGGCATAACCAGAACACGGACCGGTTTTTTGAGCAGATGGATTTCCTTACACCGGAACTGCTTCGGGTATTGAAGCCGGGGCGTGTGGCAGCAATCCATGTTAAAGATCGTGTATTATTTGGAAATGCGACAGGAACCGGAATGCCGACCATTGAACCATTTCACGCGCAATGCATCAGCCATTATATGAAGCATGGTTTCCAGTATTTTGGCATGATTACGGTCGTGACCGATGTGGTTCGTGAGAATAACCAGACATACCGCCTCGGATGGACGGAACAGTGCAAGGATGGTTCAAAGATGGGTGTAGGATGTCCGGAATATATCTTACTTTTCCGTAAACTGCCAACCGACAGATCTACGGCATACGCAGATGTTCCGGTCAAGAAATCCAAAGAGGATTACACCCGGGCACAGTGGCAGATTGATGCACATGGTTATTGGAGATCGTCAGGAGACCGACTGATCAGCAAGGAAGAACTCAAAGATTTTCCGGTTGATAGCTTACAGACAGTGTACAGAGAGTACAGCCGCGGCAATGTATATAACTATGAGGATCATGTGAAACTTGCGGAAGATCTGGATAAAGACGGAAAGCTCCCGGCAACATTTATGGTTGTTGCACCGGGATCGTGGAATCAGTTGGAAGTGTGGGATGATATCAATCGGATGCGTACCCTTAATACCACGCAGAGCCGCAGACGCGCTCAGATGCACGTATGCCCGTTACAGTTGGATATCGTGGAGAGAATTATCAACAGATATAGCAATGAGGGTGACACGGTCTATGATCCGTTTGGTGGTCTTATGACAGTTCCAATGACAGCGGTTAAGATGCACCGGAATGGTAAAGGATGCGAGCTGAATCCGGATTACTTCCGGGATGGTGTCGGCTATTTGCAGGCAGCGGAGAATGAAGTGGACGAGCCGACATTGTTTGATTTTATGGAGATACCATCATGAAAGAAGAAACGTCGGAGAAAAAAGTAAAATCATATAGTGAGCAGATCCGGAAAGAAATAAGCCAATGGAAGGACATAAACCAGAACGGGTGCAATGATCCGTTCTGGCCGGATGGCTGCAATATGAATCTCGTGAGAAACCATATCCTCTATTATCAGAGAAAAATTTCAGAAATCTGCGCGGAAAAGAATTTGCCATATCCAGAAGTATACTATTTTTCAGTACCTCCAGAGGTTGACAACTTCTATATGGCGAATCTGAAACAGAGAGATCGTGTTAAGCGGATATTTTACGGCGGGTATGTACCAGTAAGGAAGAAATATTACTACGATGAACAGCAGATATGTTTAT